TTCAATTTTCACACTAACACACCATCCGTTGGCTGGTCCTGAATGGGACCAACGGGCAAAAATAGATAAAATGGACGTCTGGGAAAAAGTAGCGCAAAAAGCGGTCGAGGAGGGACTATAATGTCATTGGATTTTTTAGATAGCGTCATGGATGCTATCGAAAACAACGTCGATTTAAAAGATATGAAATTAAGAACAGCGATATTAAAACCTGAATCAATTGCTTTGCTACTGACTCCAAATAACGACAAACAAGGTTATCAAGACGGCTCTTATGAGCGGTCTTTTTCTTTTAACCTAAATGCTTCTAGCAAGCAAGAAATGAAAGTGATTGATGTGTTGAATGCCATTTCTGCTTATTTTGATAATGCGGAAATTGATAGTATTCAAAGCCAAAATGGAAGCTTTGTTTTGGAGGATAAAGAAACAACTAGCGTTACGAATATTGTTTCCGTTAGCGATGATGGGACTTTTATTTATAGTGCTGGTTTCAAAATCAAATTATATATTGAAAGTGAGGAAAAATAAAAATGAGAATTAAAAACGCAAAAACGAAATATTCTGTTGCTGAAATTGTTGCTGGTGCAGGTGAACCGGATTGGAAACGATTATCAAAATGGATTACAAACGTGTCTGACGATGGGTCAGATAACACCGAAGAGCAAGGCGATTATGACGGTGATGGCAACGAAAAAACGGTTGTGCTAGGTTACTCAGAAGCTTACACATTCGAAGGGACACACGATCGTGAAGACGAAGCGCAAAACTTAATTGTTGCTAAACGTAGAACACCAGAAAATCGGAGCATTATGTTTAAAATCGAAATCCCAGATACCGAAACAGCTATCGGTAAAGCGACTGTTTCGGAAATTAAAGGCTCGGCCGGTGGTGGAGATGCTACAGAATTCCCAGCATTCGCTTGCCGTATTGCTTATGACGAAACACCAAAAGTTACAAAACCCTGAAACAAGCCCGTCCAGCGTCGAAGTGGACAAGGCGACTATTACGTTAAAAGTTGGTGAAACATTTACTATTAATGCTTCTGTATTGCCAGCGGGAGCTAGTCAAGAAGTAACTTACACTTCATCTAATCCACCGAAGGCAAAAATCAATAGTGTGGGTACAGGTGAAGGCGTAGCAGAAGGAACAGCAAACATAACTGTCACATCTAAAGGAAGCCCTTCTATCAATAAAGTAGTACAAGTAACAGTGGAAGCAGCAGATTAATAAATGAGCCCTTACTTTCAGTAGGGGCTTTTAAATTGGAGGAAATCATACATGACACAAAATAATGTAATCAATATTCAACTAGAAGAATCGTATCAAGAATTCCAGCTTGGAACGGAACTGTTTAAAGTCGGGTTAGGCGATGAAATGCGTCGCAAATGGATTGAAGCAGATGAGAAGTACAAGAAGAAACTGGAAAAATTAAATAAATACAACATTGATAATACGGACGAAATGAGTTCAGAAGATTATTTTGCTTTAGAAGAAGATGTTAAAGAAGCTTTAACTGAAGCGTATGCAGTTTTATTAGACGACGAAGAAGCATTCTCTAAATGTTACAAGCAGTGCAAAGATATTTTAAAAATGTATCAAGTATACGATCAAGTTGCAGAAAGTATCGTTGGTTCAGTAGAAAAACAACAAAATGAAATTCAAAAGAAATATAAAGCAAAAATGACTAAAAAAGCGAAGTGATTTAAATGCTTTCGCTCGCTTTTGGAGTTAACGATATTTACGAATATGAAGGAAAAGAGTATAAGCTCGATTTAGCTTTTGACAACGTTCTAAGAGTGATTGATTTAACGGAAGATAATAGTTTATCTGATGTGTTCAGAGCTAACCTAGCAATTGATGTGCTATTTGTTGATGATATGCCTTGGCCACGTTCGAACGAGGAAGACGAATACGCGAACATTGAAGAAAAATCGTTAGTGCTTATTGATATTTTCACTAATTATATTGTTAAAGAAAATGATGATGGTTTGCTTTATGATATCGACGGAAACAAGATGCCAAGCGCTACAAACAATGATGATGTGGAAGAAATTGCTTCATATTCATTAACGCAAGATGCGGATTATATCTACGCTTCTTTTTTACAAGACTACAATATTGATTTATTAGATAGTCGAGGGAAAATGCATTGGTATAAGTTTAGAGCATTGTTAGAAAGTTTGCGTGATGATACAACAATTAAAACGATAATCGGCATTAGGCAAGCGGAATTACCTTCGGGGAAAGGAACAGAAAAAGAACGGAACGAATTAATTAAACTGAAAAACAGATATAAGTTAAACGATTAGAGGTGAGAACATGAGCGATGGATCAGTAGTAATTGAGATTAGTTTAGACAATAAAAAAGCAGATAAACAACTTGATGCGTTTGAAAAAGATTTAGCGAAAGCAGGCACAAATGCAGGGGCGGCATTAGATAAAGCATACAGAGAAGCAGTGTCTGATATTGCTAGTCAATCAAAACGATTAAAAGACACATTTGTTAATGTGTTTAAAAGCATGGGAAACGCAGGCTCAAATGCTTTAAAAGCTAGTTTAAACTTTATACGTGAGTTACCTTCTAATGTACAAGCGGCACTATCTAAACTTGCATCCACTGTAAAAACTGGGTTCGTAAACGCTGCTAAAGCATCTATTACAGCGGTTAAAAATCTAGGAACAAGTATCAAAAACACGGCGGTTAATATCAAAAACGGCTTCTTTTCAATTGCTAAGACAGTACAAAGTAGTATTGTGTCGGCTGTTAAAGTATCAATTAATGTCATTAAATCCATCCCTAGCGCTATTAAAAGTGCTGGAAGTAGTATTAAATCAGCATTAGTAAGTAGTTTACAAGCAGCTAAAATGGCTGCTATTTCTTTTGCTCAAACTTCTGTAAATGTAATTAAAAGCATACCAGGCGCGGCAAAAACAGCAGCTGTTGCGGTAAAAGATAGTTTTGTTGTAGCTTACAAAGCGGTGGTAGTTGCTGCTTATATGAGCGTAAAAGGAACTATTAGCGCTGTGAAAGCTATTCCTAGTGCTACAAAATCAGCAGCGTTAGCAGTAAGTAGTGCAATGAAAACAGCTTTTAGCGCTGTAGCAAGCGCGGCGAAAACGACAGGAACAACAGTGAAATCAGCATTAAAAACAGGCTTTAGCGCTGTGAAATCCGGAGCTAAAGCGGCAGGCCAAGCTGGTATTTCAGCATTAAAAGGCCTAGGAAACATTGCGAAAAGCACTGGTTCTTTAATTAAAAGTGGATTAGTAAGCGGATTTAACGCAGCGAAAGCGGCGGCGAAAGGCGCAGGCGCTGGAATGCGTGAAGCGCTTAAAAATTCAGTCGAAAAACCAGCGGAACAAGCTCGTTTTAGTGTTCTCAGATTAGCGGCAGCGTTCGGATTAATTGCCGCTACTAAAAACGTCGTAGGCAGCGCTATTGGTCGTGTTGATACGATTGATACAGCGACTAAATCGTTAACAGTCCTTACTGGTTCAGCAAAAGATGCGCAACTAGTTATGACAGACCTTACAGCGGCTATCGATGGTACACCAATTGCGCTCGATGCCGTCGCTTTAGGCGCTAAAAAAATGGTTGCGGCAGGCATGAAAGCGGCGAATGTAAAACCTGTATTTACCGCTATTGCTGACGCTGCCTATGGGGTCGGAAACGGTTCAGAATCAATTGACCAGATGACAGATGCAATTTCTGCGTTACAAGCGTCTGGCGTTGCTTATGCGGATGATATTAATCGCTTAGTTGACGCGGGTGTTCCTGCATGGCAAATTTTAGCTAACTCCACAGGGAAAAGCGTTGGAGAAATGAAAAAATATGTTTCCGAAGGATCTTTAGAATCAACAAAAGCTATCGCAATGTTGACAAAAGGCATCGAAGAAGGAACGACTGGAATGGCTGGGAACACGGCTAAAATGGCAGGTCTAGCAAAAACAGCAGGTAACACTATCAGCGGTTCATTTGCGAACATGAAAACGGCAGCTGTTAAGAGTCTTGCAAATATCGCCGAAAACCTAAAAGGCCCGATAATTCAAGCGCTAGATGTAGCTAAAAATGCATTCAAACAGTTTGCGGCAGTAACAGCAAGTCCTGAATTCCAGAAAAAACTATCTGATTTAATTCAAAAAATCAAAGAGTTTATACCAGTTTTGATTGAATGGGCGCCAGTTTTGGCAAAAGTAGCCGCTGGATTTGTAGCATTTAATATTATTAGTAGTGTATATTCTAAAGTTGCTGGTTTGGTAATGGCATTCAGAGGTTTAGCAAGTAGCGGTACGTTGCTTGGTGGGATTGTTAATACCGTGAAAGGGTCTTTCTTGGCGCTTAAAGTCGCGCTAGGTTCAGCTGCCGCCGCGTTCGGAGTAATAATTGCAGTCATTGGTGCAGTTATAGCTGTTGCATACGGCATGTATGTATCATTCAAAGAAAACACTGCGAATATTAAAGGCTTTTTATCAACTATGTGGGATGGCGTGAAAAATTCTTTCGGTAAGATAGTAGACGTGTTCAAACAGATAGTTGCCGCATTAAAACCAGTAGGTAGTGGATTTAAAGATGTACTTAAATATGTTGGTGTTGCTATTTGGGCGTCTCTTGGTCTAGTTCTAGCTGCTGTAGTTGATATTATTCAAGTATTAGCGCGAATTGTGTTAGTAGCTATTAAAGCGCTACAAGGGCTGTATTACGCGATAAAATCGGCATTTCAAGCACTTAGCGGAGATTTAAAAGGTGCTAAGAAAAGCTTAGAGCAATCAAAAGATGCGTTTGTTGAAGCAGGTTCAGCCATTAAAGATGCTTTTAATAAAGATAACTATGCGTTAACTGGAACCGTTGAAGCGTTCAAACAAATGGGCGGAGAAGCCGAAAATACAGCGAAGAAAACCGAAACATCTGGCAAGAAGATAAAAGACACATTAAAACTGGTAGAAACAACTGCCAAACAAACTGAAACAACTGTTTCGAAGTCAAATCAAGCAATAGATACGATGCTGAGCGGCGGAGTGGACCAATACGGAAACAAACTTAGCGAGAAAACTAAGTCATTCTTAAATGCAGCCAAAGACCTTTACGGACAATATCAAGAATCCGCTAAAAAGTCGCAAGATAAATATAGTGCCGCTATGGAAAAAGCTCAGGACCTTGAAGGAGATAAGCGTAAAAAAGCTATAGCAGATGCAAACGCGACGTTAGTAGCAGAGATTGACAAAAACAATGGTACCCTTTTAACCCTTCAAGCAGATTATGCGAAATTACTAAAAGGGAATAAATGGGTCGACGGTACAGAATTAACTGCACAACAAAAGAAATTTTTACAACAACAAACTGCGGATATTCAAGCAGAGTTAGCAAAACAAAATCAACTTTATATAGAAGGAAACTTGCTAAAATTATCAAATGGCAAGACGTTAAATGAAAAAGAACGATCTACAAGTATAGAAGTGCAAAAAAGCTTATATGCAGATAGAAAAAAAGCGGTCGAAACAGGCGAAAAAGAACTAGCTGATTTGAAAAAGAAAAAAAGCGATGCTACAACCGAAACTGAAAAAGCAAACTATCAAATTCAAATTGACGAGCAAACGAAGAAGAACAAAACATTAGCTGAAAACTTACAAAAATGGGCTAGTGAAATGAATACTATTATCGCGAATGGCGGGACTTTAAATGCAGAAACTTTTGCAAAAGGCTTGTCAGAAATGGGAAACATTAGCGACGAACAACTAAGCGCAGTTTGGCAAGACTTTGTAAAAGTGAGCGGTTCTATTGACAACACACTAGCAGGATTAGGCGCTATTATGAGCCAACGCGGTGGGGAAGGTGTTCAAGCGTTTGTTACAGCACTTCAAAGCGGAGATTATACAACAGCTGCATTAAATATTAACAATGATGTTCTAAGTACTATTTCTAGCTTACCGAACGGCATGTTTTTGAACGGAGAAAGTGGAAAAAATCAATTTTTAACTGCTATCAAATCCGGTGACTTTCAGGGAGCTGGCAAATATTTAGTTGATGGCGTAAAAATGGGCACTGACTCTATTGACTCGGAAATGAAAACAAAAGGTCAAACTGGTGGGCAGAACTTTGCGGACGGTGTAAAAGGTAAAGAAGACGCTGCTAAATCAGCTGGTTCAGCAGTTAAAAATAAAGCAAAAGAAGGCGCAACAGATCCGAACGCATTCAAAGCAGTTGGTTCGAAAGACAGCGCGGGCTTTAACAATGGAGTTATGGGAGGAAAAGGCGGCGCTTATTCAGCTGGTTCAAACGTGGGGAATTCTGCTAAAAGTGGTGCGGCTTCAGTTGATTCTAGTGGGGTCGGTTCAGATTTTTCGTCTGGATATGTGAATGGTATTTTGAGTGGTATGGGCGCGGTTGGAGAGGCGGCTGCTTCTTTGGCAAGCAAAGCACTAGCGGCAGTTCAGAAAAAACAAGACTCGCATTCACCTGCTAAAAAATCTAAAAAATTAGGTGGAGACTTCGGCTCTGGTTACTCATTAGGTATTGCCAGCAAGACGAAAGCAGTCAATAAAGCCGCAAGTAATCTCGTTGCTGGGGCGCTAGGTACTGAATCACAAATTAAGAAACTATCCAGTACGTTGAAAGACAAAATATCCTCAGCGATTGACGCGGGATTGCATTCTAAGAATAAGAGTCGTGGTCAACTCAAACAAGCTAAAGCATTGAATAGCATTGAAGGTTACATTGTTCAACAAACAAATAGATTAGCTGCAACAGCTAAGAAACGTGATAAAGTCGTCGCTCAATTAAAAGCCGCTAATACTAAAATGGCGGACTTGACGAAACAAAGTAAAGAGTATGCTGCTTCAATCACTGAAAAAATGAAAAGTTATGGATCAATTAGCAATGTAGACCCAGAAAATCCAAAATCAATCCAAGCAGAAATGCAGAAACGCTTAAAAGAAATTAAAGCTTTTCAAGCAAATGTTGAAAAATTGCGTAAAAAAGGCGTTAGCAAAGATATTATAAACAACATTTTGGAATCGGGAGTAGAGAATGGTTCATCTTATGCGCAAGCTCTTGCTAAGTCTGACGCTAAGACTATCAAAGCGATTAACAGCACGCAGAATCAAATCAATTCAGCATCTAAGGCGATGGGAAATACAGCGGCTAATGCAATGTATTCTGCTGGTATTAACGCAGCAAAAGGTTTAATAAACGGACTAAACAGTCAGAAAAAACAACTAGAAAAAACAGCTAAGAGCATTGCTAACACAATCACTAATTCAGTGAAAAAGGCGCTTAAAATTCATTCGCCTTCTCGCGTGGCCATAGAGCTTGGGAAGTTTTTTACCGGCGGCCTCGGAAATGGTGTCTTAGCTGGCGCTAAAGGCGCTGTTCAATCAACTAACAAAATGGTTGATAAAGTAGTAAATGCTGCTTCTAATATGACTGTTCCGACCATCAATTTGCCGAAGATTTCCGCTGAAAAAGCGCTGGGCCTCAAAAGCGTAGATTTAAACAGAACTATCACCGTCAAAACAATTATTGACAACAAAACAAAAGAGTCTAGCAACGCTGATTTAATCAAAGCTATTCAAGAATCTGGTGATAGACCTATTAACTTTTATGTTGACGGCAAGGATATTGCAGATAATACAAATAATCATCTGGGAAGTTCTACATCACTAGCATTCTATGGGAAGGGGCTATAATATGGCTACATCGCTGGCATTAGTAATTGAAGGTAAAACATATATGCTTAATGAATTATTTGATTTAGAGGTAGGAGAAGTGAGCAGAGAACCGCCGCAAATAGTTAATAATTATACTGAATTCGCTGGTTCTGACGGCGCTAGAACGACAGATAGTAACTTTAGCATGTTTTCTATCTCGATTTTGTGCCATTTTAGAACAGAATCAGCAGACTTATATCACGTTAAACTAGATGAGTTATTGGAACTTATTTATCAGAGAAAAGAATACTTTTTAGTTCATTCTAAAACGCCTGGCAAAAAATATAGAGTACATCCGAGTGGCGTTGGTATTGACCGCAAAGCGCCGGGATACGCAGATTTGACACTTGAATTCGATGTGTTTCGAGGTTATTCAGAATCGCTAAGTTCTACGCTTAGCGATTCTGAAATTGATTGCGATAAATGGCAGTTCGGGCAAGGTCTAGCAATGGAGGATTATAGATATACACACACTAAAAGCCGTTTCGTTATTTATAATGGCGGTAGTTTTGACATAGATCCGCGCGAACACCAGTTAACCATAACGATAAGAGGACAAAATGAAGGAGAATTAGTTATTAACAACATTACAACTGGAGATAGATTTATCTATTATCCTGCTCTAAGCGCTACAGACACGTTAGTAATTGACTCTGCTACACCTAGAATAAACGGTAATCCTTGTGGTCGCTCAACAAATCACGGTTTAATAAGTTTGCAAAAAGGAGAAAATCTTATCGAAATTAGTAACACCAGCCATTTAGACACGAAATGGGATTTCTCCTTTTTGTATAAGTAGGTGAATGTATGAATAGCGATATTATAGTTGCTGATTTTTGGAAGAATAACGAGGAAATATTAACAGATTTCGATAAAGATAGTTTTTGCGAAAGCTGGACAGAAAATGAGATGTGGAGCATTGAGTTTAAGATAGCGCAAACTCCCAAAAACGCTCACTGCTACTCTTTTTTAGATTATGAAAGCTCTGTTTATTTTAGAGGTCAAGAGTTTGTTGTAAAACAATTAAGTCATGACGCCGTTGGAAAAACGCTATCGAAAGATATTAGAGCGCCTCACATTTATTATACATGTCAGGATGGACGGCAAGACGACGCTATAACAGGTTCTTTTACTTTAGAACAATGCTTAACTCATATCTTTAAAACTGATAAAAGAGGCTTCTCGTGGGAGATACTTGACCCTTCCAATATGCTCGAAAAAGTTCAACAAGAAAACTTTGGAAATAACAACTACTTAACGCTTATAGATCAATTAATAGATGATTATGGAGTGGTTGTTATTCCAGACAACAAACACTTAGTATTTAAACCACGTGAAATTTATGGTGCTAAGACGGAAAATTTTATCAGATATAAATACAATACAGACGAAGCAAGTTTTGATATTGATACTCTTTCATTAAAAACGAAGATTAAAGGATATGGAAAAGTTGATAGTAACGGAAATAACTATTTTTCCCCAATCACATACACTAGCCCGGAAGTAGAAAAATGGGGTATTCGTTGGCAAGAACCCATTTCCGATGAAAGATACACTGTTGCAGGTAATATGCAACGGCGTCTTAAGCTAGAATTACAAGACTATCCAGCGACGACAGGAAGTGTGACCTTAAAACAATACTACGATTGTGGAAAAGGAGATTACGTTCTATTTATTTATGAGCCGCTTGGTATCGATTATGATGTGCAGATAGTTGCATATAAAAAATACCCGTTCACAATAAAAGCGCCAGAAATCACACTTTCAAATAATAAAAAGTCGATAGTATCAATAATGGCCCAATTAGCAAAAGCACTGAAAGGAGCGAAATAGATGTTAAATCTTGAAAAATGGGGAAATACACTTTTTGATTCTAATAAGTATCAGCAGTTTAATGCTAATATGGAAAAATTAGAAAAAGATTCATTGGCAAAAGATGTAGATATAAATGCAACAAATAACAGAATTGATAACGTTGTTTTAGAAACTGGCGGAAATAATATTACTGAAGTAGTAGATGCTAGAACTAGCAAAAACGGTCAAATCTACAGCACATTAAACGCACGATTAAATGGTGACTATTCAACAATTGCGAGTGATTTAGCTGAATCAAATGCGCTACTTCAACTAGTAAACGACGAGAATAAAGTATTAAAAAGTAAATTAGATGAATTATATGGTAATTCTGCATCAAATATAGAATACTACGTTAGTTCGACTAGCGGTAATGATGTAACAGGAACAGGAGCTATTGATGCGCCTTTCAAAACGATTCAAAAAGCTGTAAACATGGTTCCAAAAGTAAAGGTAGGGGGGTTTATTTACATTTTTTGCGAACCTGGGCAGTATAACGAGGATGTTGTAGTTCAGTCGTTTTCTGGCGCGGAATGCTTTTATATCCAACCTACTAATTTAGCGACAATCGACCCGACAACTGGTCAAACAGGTTTTTTTGTTAAAAGTATCCTGTTTTCTGGCATTATGTTTCAGTGTGTCGTTCAAGGTCTGAATTCAATGAGTACAGCAGTAAACAACAGTTCTACAGTTATTCAATTCGCGAGGTGTTGGTACGGTACAGTAACTAAATGCCGATTTGACACTAATTTGAAAGCTACAAATATTACAACTGTGCAATACAATCAATCGCGAGGTAACTGTTATAGCAACTATTTTAAAAATCAAAACATTATTATGTCCTCTGAATATATGGGACATGCTTTATTCGCATCAACAAACACTTGCGAAGCAACTTCTAACATTGGGCTAAAGGCTGCTAGTGGTGGTATTCTAGCTAAGTCTGGCACTCCAAATCTAAACGCTACTACTGCTGAGGTGAAGCAGGCGGGGGGGCAGATATTCTAATGACAAATCAAATTTTTAAATCAGCCATTCTTGATTTTTCTGTTAGTGCACAGAATGCTAAAGCCAACGTCCCTCAGATTTGCTTTAATACACAAGACACAGGAGGAACCGCAAAACTAATAGTGAAGGCAAAAAAAGATGATGCTAACTTGCCATTGTCTTCAGCGGCGCAAATAACACTCGCTATGAGAATGTCCGTTGGGAAAGAGTATGAAAGTACTTATGTTGTAAATCCAGTGATAACAAGGCGTGCAGATGGGATATTTGAATACTCATTGACTGATGATCAAATATCCCACGATGGACAAACTAATGCAGAATTATACGTTAAATACACAAATCAATCAATGCAAATTCATCGCTTTAGTTTTATTATTGAAAAAGCGATGATTGATGATAATTTCTTGCCAGCGGTTACATATTACGTTGCCCGTTGGGATGATTACGAAAAAATATTTAACGAAAAAGTTGATATTCTTCAAAATGAAATTGATAATTTGCATGAACAAGCTACTGAATTAAAAATCACACTCGAAAGTCTCAATCCAGACCAATTCCCCAAGAAAGTAGATTTTGAAAATCATATAAACGACACAAATATTCATGTAACAACTACAGATAAAACAAATTGGAATTCAAAAGAAACTACTGCGGGAGCACAAGCAAAAGCTGCACAGTCTTTTTTAGATGCTAAAAATTATGTAGAAACAGTAAAAACGGTTTATGGGTCATGGGTAAATCTTTCTCTTGTTGCAGGCTTTGCAACGGGCGATAACAATACACCCCAATACAGAATAAAAAAATTATTTACTAAAGATGGTGAACGAACATTTACAGAGTTTAGAGGCGCTATAGCTGGCACGTTTATTAGTACGGCAAACAGCACAGTGGCAAATATTCCTGCGGGAACAAGACCAGCGGTCACCGAATATTTTGCTGTTAGTTCGAATAACGGAAACGGCGCACGTATAGCGATACCCGTTGACGGAAAAATGTTACAAGTATCATCAACGGATAATGCTAATCCTAGCTATATAAGCCTTTCTGGTATTAGCTATGAAGTCGGGAACTAGGAGGAGTGAACATGAACTATAAACAGTTTTACACATATGATGAAAATGGTGATTATCTCGAAACAATACTTGTGTTTGAAGATGAAAAAGGTTTAATCAATCAACCGAAAAATTCTACAAATATTGAACCTTCAATAATCGAAAACGGCATAGCAAGAGCAATGTATTATCCAAGCTGGGATGGAGGTATTTGGAAAGAAGACAAGAAAAGATGGGAATCAGAAAATCCAATCATACCAGCAGAAAAAACTGAAATAGAAAAATTAAGAGAGGAATTACTACTCACCCAAGAGGCTTTAGCCGCACTATTTGAAAGTAATTTAGGGTGATGACATGGCTTATATGATACCAATTTATGTGAATTTAGTGATGAATAATCGAAAAACTATTGAAGAAGTTCCTGCGAATTTGCGAGGTCAGGTAAAAGCAAAAGTGGATGAGTTAAAACAAGAACAACAACGAATACAGTCAGAAGAAATAGAAGCCGAATAGGCTTATTTTTTATGGGGGATGATGAAAATGTATGA